GATTGATACCAGAAGATCCGTTGTCTATACAAATATAAACTTTAAAATCACTGTTCATAACATAGTAGTTTGCATCATATAATCTTGCAGAACCAGTATTTGGAGATCTGTTTTCTAACTTGTAGTCATGACGATACATTTCATACTTAGTTCCTCTTGACCAAGATATTTTTCTCACAAGTCTTCTTACGTTGTCGGATGTTACTTTTTTACCAAATGACATATTATCACCTACAAAATTCATGTAGTCAATATTATCAGTTGGACTTGGTGTATTAGTATTAAAATCTGTCTTTCTACCAAAACCTGATGTAGTTGGATTGGACAGACCAACAAACACATAGTAAGAATTGTTAGAGTCTGTAACGTTATCTACAAAATTACTTGCGTTTAATATTCTAAATTGATCTGTTACAATTGCAGCCATCGAATTGGGTTTTTTTCTATATTTATACGTTAGAGACTATGGTTATTTACTTAATCCACCAGTATCCCTCAAACCAGTCCCCCGTCTCTGTAAAATTGGGAAGGTTGAAAGACCTGTGCTTGCGGTAAATCCAGTTACACCAATAGATATTGGAGAACCTGATCTTGTGAATCCAGAGATTTTACCGAATGATAAAGTTCCACAGGGATTAGTTGCTGAACCTGTTGTTGCAATACCTACAACGCTTGTTGTAGATAATATATTACAGGTTAGTATACCAACATTATTAACTCTTGAGAATGCATCTACTTTGTAAATATTATCCAAGAATGTGTTACCCACACCAACAATTGATAAATTGTGACCATCAATTGATGTAATACCAAAACCAGTAACAGTATCAGAAACTAATACTCTATTATTTGCTGCTAGTGCAGAGATACTTGGATGAGTAACAAAAAATTCAAGTGCAAGAGGATTACCACCAATACCTGTTGCTGTCTGAATACCAGTTATAATACCAGAGAATCCAGTTGCTACACCAGCATTTGTAATATTTTCGAGCGATACACTAGGCAATGCAGTAATTACTTGTGGTGGAACTGAATGTGTATATCCAAGACCAGGATTTGTAATATTTGCAGTTCCAGACAATACACCATTTACAACACTTAGTGTTGCGGATGCAGTAGTTCCAATACCAACACCAATTGCACTTGGAGCAGATATTTTAACATCAACTGTTGATCCAGTGTACCCAGATCCACCGCTACCGATAGTGAGTGCACTAATTGTACCTGCTGCAGACACAGTAGCTGTGATTGCTGCTGCGACAGGATCACCTGAAGTGTTAACTAATAATGCATCAATGTTGATTGGACTTCCAACTTCATAATCAAATAATCTACCATTGTCTACGAATATTTCTGTTCCAGATGTAGATAGGTCACTTATGATTCTTCCAGTTGGATAAACTAATGGTTCAATGGAGTCTCTTACCTTAGATACATCTTCACCCGCAATGTTTTTATCTACCTTCTGTTTTGTCCAACTAATTGGTCTAGAGACTGTTGAAATACCTAATCCTGTGTATAGATTGGTTTCAACTTTATCAGAAGTTGTAATATTATAGATTGTTCTTGGATCTTGTGTTAATGTGCTTGAATCAGTGTCTCTCTTCTTAAGTGTCAGTATATCACCTTGTTTGACCGACTCTGTAACATTTACTGAAATACTATCTACACCACGAGTTCCCCTATAGAAAAATATATCAACTTTATCATCTTCATCAGGTGCCTCAGAGAAGGTAAATGATGTACCACCCTCAAATTGATAATGTTCACCAGGTTCTTGTATAACTCCATTTACAAATATTAGCAAGACAGAGTTAAGATCTAAATCTGGGTCATTTGTTTCAAAACTAAGTAATTCCTTGTTAAACTCCAAGGGGAATCTTGTTCTGGAACCATTTTGTAAATTCTTAATCGAATCTACATTATCCAATTCACCAAACTGCCATGAAGCAAATGAATCTGTAAATGTTTCTAGAACAGTCAATTCAAAGTCCTGAACAACAGATCCAAGTCCTCTATCAGTGACTAGACCAACAGGTTTAAATACATCCCCTTTTCTAAATCCATAACCAGGTCTGCTTATTTTAAATGAAGTCACTTCACGCAAAGTTGATCCAATACCCACAGTATTTGCAGGACCAACATTAACGCTTACAAGTAAATTTCTACCAGTCTCAGTTGTCGCACCTATGCCTAATCTTGATACGCCCACCACTTCAAGATTTTCATATGATGGTTGTGGTATGTTGATCTGTGGTTGTACATATCCAGTTCCACCATTTGCTACTGTAAATGTGAGTGTTCCACCCACGCCCACTGTTGCATTTACAACAGCACCAGTTCCTGCACCACCACCAGCACCAACGTTAATTGTAATTGTATTTGTTGTAGTTGCAGTTATTGCAGTCTGAATACCAACAATGGGATCTCCATTTGTAGATGTTGGAGTCGGACCAGAACGTGGATATGGATGTAAAGATACGAAGTGATCCTTAGAACATCTAAAGACAATACCACCAGTGTCTATACCAACAGTGTCACTTGTAGTTAAGTTATGGCCAGGTATTGTTATTACAAATTCACCACTGAATGATGTGTAAGTTGCGTTAGTTGCTGTATAAGCAGGACCTGCAAATGATCCTTTTCTAATTGATCCTATACCAGCACTTTCAAATCTATGCTCATACGCTACATCTGTTACACCAATAGCTACTGTGCCCCTATATCCAGATCCATGTGTATCAGCAGTCCCAATACCGACAGCAGTGATAACACCGTTCTGATTCTTAACTGCAGTAACCGCTGCTCCCACTAATGGTGCAAATCCTAATCCATTAGTCGATCCTAATGATACTATTACACCACCTCTTGGTAGTTGATTCTTATTAACATCTTCATTTGATAAGATTAAATTATTACTACCATCAGTGATACCTGTAAATGTTACACTTGTAATTCCAGTTGCACCCTCAACAAAATCATAAATGTTTCCAGCGTTATTAGTTGTAGTTGGTGTTTGGAATATATCATTTAAGAACAATACGCCACTTCCAGTTTCAATGCCAGTTGTATTTGCACCTCCCACTGTAAGTGTATATGTAGCACCTATACCTGTGAAATCTCTACTTATATTATCAAATACCTTGTTGGTGCCATAATCCTGTCTTAAATAAACTCTTCCACCAAATGATGACCTTGCTTCTGGTATTAAGGTTTGACTATCTAAAGTTCTACTGCTATTTCCTAAAGGTGGTTCTGCAAAGTGTATGTTCTTACCAACGAAATTGTATGATCCTAAGTGAATTCTAACTGTTGCTCCATCATTATGAGAAGCAGCGGATGTTCCAACAACGCCTCTTTCTACTTCGACAAGATTATATGTGCCTGATCCTATGATTGGACCTGATGCAGTTACTCCTAAACCAACTAAGTTTACTTTTATAAACTCATCATCAATCTTCAATAAATCACCAGCAGCAATAGTTCCTATACCTGATAATGAAAATACAGTATCAGTAGCACTGATTGATCCATAGTTATCAAGAAGAGAATATGATAGTTTTGTAAATGCAATTGGACTTTGTGCAACACCATCTATGGATATAATTGCCTTGGATAATTTTTTATCCATGGTAAGTGTATGTGCATTGCCAGTTCCCACAGATGAAAAATTGATTGCATTTCCAGCAAGTGCATTATTTCTTGATGTTGCTAGTTTAAATTCTGAAGATCCATTTTTAATAGCATACACTGTTGTTGGGATGTTACTTCCTCCTGTCTGTATACTAGTTCCAGTAACAGATGAGAAAGAAGATCCAGGTGCATAGGTTAGTTTTTCACCAGTATTAAAGAAATGATCTGGTACATTGAATATATTTGTAGAAATATCTAATGATGTTGAAGGATCAAATGTTTTTTGGAATATTGGTACCCCTTCATGTTTAACCTCAAATTCAGTCTTATTAACTCTATTACCATTTCTAGCATTGTATGCTGATACAAGTAACTCCTCACTAACAGTTCCATATGATAAAATATCAGGAGTATTAGATAAATCACTTGCAGTTTGTATAATTTCACTATAAGTTTGAACTGTTACATTTGAAACACCAGCATCAGGGAAAAACTTTACATTTAAATTTGATCCACTATATTCTGATCCAAATGTTCCAATTCCTGTTGTATTACCAGTTCCTACAGGCAAGAAAGGATATTGAGTTATGTAAGATTCTGCAGGATCGTTAATTATGAGGAATTGATGTAATGCTGAACTGTTACCATATCCAACCTTTGCTATTGACTTTATAGTTGTAACATCAGATTTAAGAACACTAAAGACATTGCCTGTAGATGCAATACTTACAAAGTTTGTTTGTAGTCTAGCTGAATTGACTGAAGCATCTGGTTGTGCAGGTGCTTTAAATATGTGAGTTCCAATACCAGAACTTGTTGTTCCAAATCCAACAATTTTTGTTCTTATTGTTACATCATTTGGATCTGTATTTTCATAATCAAGAGATAATATTCCTGAATTTATACTTGAAGTAAATGTTCCAATAAATCTATCCGACAGTTTATCAGCAGAATCATTATCAAAATAAAATTCTGATGTAAAAGTATCAGTTCCATTGTGATCTACAAAAATTTCCGCATAGGTTCTTTCATTTGTAACCTCATTCAACATTTCAGCGTTTATGAACAAGGACTCAGTTTTTCCAACTTCTCTGTGCAACAAATTTGATGTTGTTGAGGAGTTAAGTGTCTGATTTGATGAAATCAGATCAACAAATCCAATTGATATTGATGTAGATCCAACACCTGAAGATGTAAATTTGTTTTTTAATATCTTGATGTCATAATCTGTGTTAAAACTTTCAAATGGTGTAAATCTCAAACTTAAAGTTCCATCAGTCAAATCACCTTCAATATTAGCAATTTGCCTATCAGTTCTATTAAATAGAGATCCTTTTTCAAATGTAATAATATCACCACTTGGAGATGGAAGAGTAATTATTTCTGTAGATTGTCTCTCAGTTCCTACGGGATCAAGCACTTGAACAAGGAATCTTGTAAATCCATCAAGTAAACTATAATCATGTGTATCAACAAACAAATCTGAAGCACTACCAGAATTTGAGAACTCAAGACTAAAATCATCTATAGATAACACTCTATTACTGATACAATTAATGAAGTCAGATAATTTTTTATTATTAAATTTAATAAATTTGGATTTTGTTGGATTAATATCATCAGGTAAGGTATCAATATCAATACCTAGATCGAAGAAATTTAGTGTGTCTACTCTTTGCTCTGTAATGATATCCAATGTTGCAGTGCTTGTTGACTGTAAAGTTGACCCAATTCCAACTCTAGAGACTCTAGATTCAGAAGTGATTCCTGTATCAGCAAAATTTTTCAAACCTGTTGGATGCAATAGTCCATTTACAGTTGATGAAATTGTTTCATATGTTTGACTACTCTTAATTGAATATGATAGATTTTGATAATAATCATTATCTGGTAACACCTGATAATCTAAATTTAATTTTCCAGTATCATTTGACCATCCTATGTCTTTTCTTAATGAATAATCAACTTTAAATGTTGCTCTATTTTCTTTTAGAATCTTGATTGTTGCAAGGGTTCCTGAATTTTGACCCAATATTTCTTCCCCAACACTTAACTCATATGTTCCAAAAACTTTTACTGTATCATTTAAATTTTCAGTAATTACTAAATCTCTCTCTACAAATTGACCTGATTCTTTAGTGAATATTTTTTCACCTTCTATAAATGCTCTCGCATTTTGACTAACCCTAAATGAGGGATAATTTGTTTTTTTAATAATTGAAGCAAAAGAATTTTGAGATGTAACTGCAATACCTGGATTTGATGTAACAAATTGTGATGCATCAAAAACTAATTTTGCAGGATTTGTATTAGAGTAAGCAATAACATTATAGAAATTATACTTATTATCAGCAGAATTAAATCCATCTCCTTGATTTAATATGTTTGTTATACCCTCAACAAATATTTCATCACCCACTGCAAAAGGATCTGTGCTAAATCCTATGATGGGTGTTGCTAAGAAACAGGTAACAATTCCAGTTGTATTTGTGAAACAACTATTAATTCCAACTCCATTATCATTATTTTCGGCAAAAACTAGATTTGTAATTTCATTTAATCCAACTGGTGTCTGAAGTATTTCTATATCACTTATAGCAGACCCTTGTATTTTTGCCTTTAAAAGACCAGAATCATATTTTAAACCAGTTGTTGGGTTAACTAAAGATAAATCTGGAGGTGATGAGTATCCTTTTCCTCCATCAAGGATTTCTATACCTGTAATTTCATTACGATCAACAACCGTTAGATTTGGTGATATGTAAACCTCTGGATTTAAGGTTTTATCAGCAGAGAAGTCAAAACCTTGATCATTAATAGTAAACTCTCGTATCTTACCCACAGATTCTGACTGTGGGATGATATCTGCATTTATTCCATTTGTTGATGCTATACTTACAAATTCTGGCAGTCTCTTATAATTAGCACCACCAAATGTTAATTTTAATGATGCTACTCCACCCTCTGCTGCATAAGATTTTGTTGTGTATTTCATTTCTGAGGTGCTTTCGATATATGAAAGCTGCTCTGGAGACCGTCTTACAGAAATTTCAAAAGTAGTGTTACCTACTCCAGAGATAGTGTACTCTCCATTATAAGCACTATCCTCATAAATTATTTCCGAATAATTACTTACATCTTTATCTGCAGTGCTGATATAACCAGACTTTTCTAGAGAATAATATAATTTTGTAGGTAAACTATTATCATAATACAGTGTAGTGCTGCTACCTGCACTAACCACACTAAAACCTGTTGATGACCCAATAGAAACAAGTTCGTTATTAAAATCATCATCATAAAATATTTTCAGACTATATCCACTGAGAGAAGCATCTCCTGTATTGAAAACTAAATTATTGTTGTTTATAACAGGTAATATTGGATTTATCTTACTTATTTCATGAGATCCACCCTGAGATCCAAGATTTACAAGTAAAGGTGGTTCTTTCAAACTATCCTTTCTTGTTAATGAAAGATTAAATTTATTATCATCTACTCTATGTACAAAGTAAGATCCTGTTCCTAAACCACTTATAAAGTTAGATGAGTCGTAAAATACTTTTTGACCTGTTTTAAATCCATGAGATGATAATTCAAATTCATTTTTTGTAAGATTTACCGATGTAGTTCCAAATGAAATTGGATTTACGAGTATTTTATCGTATTGAGAATTATATTTTAATAGTATTGATTCAGATGTGCCTAAACCCAACGATTGTTTTGGTTTTACTGTAAGAGTTATTAAATCACCATTTTCCAAACCATGATCTGTAGAGATGGAAACTGTGGATTTAATTTTTTCAATCCTAGCAGTTTCTTGACTAAAGTTTGATTCTATTGAGTATTTAAAATCAGTATCATTATTATTGGAGTTAAATGACCTAAAGAATAATCCATCAGTAGTGGTGGTGAGTCCTACTTCAGTGGTTAAACCTATTAAATTTTCAGATTTATTAATTACATAAAGTGTTTGTGATTCTCCTGACTCTGGTATGTTGAATGTAGAACTATCACCAGTATTTGATGCAACAATTCTTGTTGTTCCACCTTTTGTTAGAATTACTTGTTGATTTTGTTTAAATGGGTGTTTAGGTATGAAAATGCTCTGATTAGGGATTGAGGTGGGTATTGGAATATTACCAATAAATATGGTGGATATTCCACTTTGACCAGAAACTGTTCCTATTCCTAATTCTTGAGTGGGATTAAAGAATATTTTATCATCTAATTTAGATTCAAAATATGGTGTTGTCAAAGGAATTGTAAATTTATCAGTAATTTCAATAACTTCAGTTGATGCAGTGTGTATTCCTGAAATTTCTTCACTTGTTGCTCGAATTACTCTTCTACTTGGGAAAATATTTAATACAGATAACCTTGCAGTTCCTATGCCAATAGTGGATCCAACGGATATATTAGGAATTGTTGAAACAAACATATCAGTAACAATACCCACTGAGGTTAATGCTGGACTATCTACAATTAATTTTGTTTTCTCTGAAGTAATCCCAATAACATGTTGACCAGATAATTTGTGTATGAATGTTGATATTCCAGAAATAATAACAGTATCATTATCTAAAAGTGTGTGAGGTTGAGATGTATGTACAGATAATTGTCCAGATTTATCCCAAATTAGTTTTGCATTTTGATAATCCTCTTTAACACTTGAAATTCTACTTATAGATTTACCTGTTACAGAATCTACAAATGCACCAATACCACCTCCATTTGTACCCAAATTATCAAAGGAGGCAATATCTCCAACTTTATACCCTTGCCCTTCTTCATGTATATCGAACGATTCAACGGAACCCCTTGTTACAGATTCTATCGTTGAACTCTGTAGCAATATTTCATTTGGTTCATTTATGAAATCATTATCACTACCGATATCACCTACAGCGTAAGGAAGTGTATTTCTTGTTAAATCTGAATTGTTAAAATCAAATGATTGATTAACATTCTGCTCAATTAATTTTGATCTATAAGTATTTCCAATATAATGTGGAAAAACAGACTTTTGAGTATTAGTGTTAATTCCTACAAAATATGCATAAACTCCATTTGGAAATTCTGGTGTTTTTCCATATCTACCATTATGTTTATCTAAGTCACCAGAATTATCATATTTGTAATCTTCTACAAAAAATCCATTTGGATAATTTGGTCTATTAATAACATCAGAGGGTGATAATGAATAACTTGTGGATAAATTTCTTATTTGTGAATTAGGATTAGTTGGATCATCATAACCATAAGGACCATAAATTGGATTTCCATCATATGCCCATCCTATGATCGGTGAATGATCAATACTATCATCTCCAAATTCAGACAGACCAATAGCAGTTGAATATCCCACATTACCATACTGTAATCCGTCCTCTGTATCCACTAATATCTCATCACCATGTCTATCATGCAAATTAAGAGACAAGTGCCTTACAGACGCTTGGAGGGATGGATTAGAACCTCTTGAAGTTACTTTGATAGAAGTTGTAGCAGAAGTGTATCCAATACCAGTATTAAGAACCACTACATCAGTTACTTTTTGATTTACTACTACTGCCCTTAATTTTGCTCCAACACCTGATCCTATTCCAACAACTTCTAAATCTGGTGGTGATGTATATTCACTTCCACTATTTGTAACTTGAACATTAATTATTTTACCACCATCAATTATTGGTTTAAATTCTGCACCGTTCCCACTTTTTACAGTAATTGTTGGTTTTTTGTGAAAATTAATTGTTGTTGACCCGTATCCAGTTCCATTTTCATACAAATAAACATCAGAAATTGACCCTTTTATTACAGGAGTTGCAGTAATTATCCCAACACCACCAATAATTTCTGCATTTACTGTGACATTAATTGGTGGATATGCAAAAAACTGTTCACTACTTCCAGCAGAAACTATATTTACGTAATTATTTCTTTCGTAATTATCAGTAATTGTTCCTGCAGCACCAGCATTTGCTAATCTGAATTCATTTTCATTTAATTTAATTATTCTATATCTAATATTTGTATCTAAACCAACAATTGTTGTTCCATCTGTTGAATATGTTACTACTTCATTGTCTTTAAAACCATGATTTTTGAAGAAAATACTGCTATATGCTGTGTTTATTCCTGTTGGTTGAACAATTAATTTACGGTTTTCAAAATCAGTTCCTGCATTTATTATTGAAATCTTTGAAATTGTATTATTTGCTTTCTTAGTTCTAAATTTATGAATACCAGATGTTTCTGCAGTTGTAAAACCAACTGTGTTAATACCTGCAGAGTAATCTCCTTGCGTTTCATACAAGTTAATTGTTTTATTATTAACGACTTCAGCAACATAAACGGAACCATTATTAAGAGTTAGACCAGTAATTAAATTAATTCCGTCTTGATAAGCAGTTGTGCGAACTCCAACTCCAATAGCGTTATTACCATTTCTATTATAAATTATCTCATCACCACTAATTAAATTATGATTTTGAGAAAATGTAATGTTATCATTAACAACATCAACACCACCACCTGCAGTTGTCTGTCTTGCATCAAAAGAAAGTGTTCTATGTCTCTCCTCTAATTGAGGTTCTAATATAGTCCCTGTTGAATTACCACCTTCTATTGTTATTGAAGAGACTTTCTTAACATCAAAGTCTTGAGGATCAATAAACACATCAGTCAGAGTTCCTTTTAATACTGGTTGAACTAAAGCAGTAGTTAACCCTGCCTCAACTGTCACTGATGGTGGATTTACAATATCAAAGTTAGTTCCACCATTAAACACTCTAACGGTTTCTAACGGTCCATAATAAACTTTATCTTCAGACTTATAGTTTATAATCTCTACACCATTTACGAGCATTCCAAGGGCACCTGGTACCGTTGTAGTGTTCTCTCCTGTCTTTACATCAAGCGAGTACGGAAACTTTCTCAATAATTTTTGAGGGTGTATAAATTGTGTCTTTTGAGTGATTATAGTAAACTTATGAAAACCAGATGATGATGGAGCAGAAAAATATTCCCTTGTTGGTGCTATAGAGTTATCTGCATCTATTAAGGATCTTGATCTATATAATTGAATTTTTTTCTTATCTGATAATACTTTAACGAAATATGAAGTTCCATCCTCTAAACCAACAAGAGTGTTATTTTCAGCATTATAGATAATTTCTTCACCAGTCTTGAATGGAACATCACTATTAAATACAATGACACTAAATTTAAGTTTATTTGTATCAAATTCCTGTAAATTTGTGGGAACTAAAGATGTTATGACCGCTTGATCTAAATTTTTTGTTAAAGTATAGGATGGAAGAGAACTTGATGCAACAAAAAGGTTATTTTCCTTTTCTGAGTACATATTTTGAATATTTGCAGTAATTAAGTCATTTCCATATAGTAAAGGAGCACCACTACTATTAACTGTCTCTAATTTTCTCCTTATTGAATAATTCACAGATGATGATGGAGATCCACTTAATCCATCTAAGGTAACTTGATTTCCAATTATTGTTTTAACTGTTGCATCGGCAAAAACAACTGTTTCAGATGCTCCCAACAACACATCTACAGTATCTCCCTTTTTTAAGGAAGATGGATCGGGTGTTGTTTTTAAATTAAATCCATTAGTATAACTCTCTACAAAAAATCTAGAACTTGTATTGTAAATCCATGAATTTGCGAATATTTGCTTGAATGTTTTATTGAATGATGGGTTTTTTATTTTTTCTCCCACATTTTTTACATAAATCTTCTCACCTTCGGTGATTGAGGAAACATCATCTATTGTTTCAACATCTGATAGAACTCCAGTTATTCGTATCTCTACTTTTTTTGAAGTATCACCATCTTCATAACCAAAAAAGACATCATTTGTCCTAATTGGTGATTTTATACCCATTGCATTATCAATCCCATCACATCCTAAGAATTGATTAACAGTTTTTGAAGAATATGTGATTATATTATCACCAGATAGTAAAGTTCCTGTTGTCCCAAATCCAACGGTACTATCAACAGTAATAACTGATGATCCCACGGATACAGGATTTATATTTGAAGTTTTTGGTTGTATTTCAAAAGTACCTTCGATTAAATCTCTATCATCAAACCCTACAAATAGTCCTAATTTAAAATATGTGCTTATACCTGACCTTGTAAATATCTCAACTTCAGAAACTGACGCTTGAGTTGCCAGATCAGATGCTTTTTTAATTGTTTGACCAACTAATTTATCTGGATCTCCAGAAATTCTCTCAGCAACAACTATTTCTCTTCGTAGAAACTCTGCTGATGATGGTTTTGGTAAATATTGTTCTAAATCAATAACTTTTGGAACTTCACCATATAATACTTTAAATAATATCTTATATGACTCCTCAGTTCCTTTTGATTCATAGAGAGTTCTTGCTTCTTTGATAAAATTATTTACATCAAGATTTGAAACAAAATCAACATTTTCTAAACCTGGAGTTAACGTGTATTTTAATTTTTTGTAGAATTCTTTTAGAAAATTAGAACTTAAATTGATAACTTCTTTACCAGCATCGTGTGCTGCCTGATTAGTCTCTTCAAAAAGTAATTCTTCAGAGTTTAAATCAGTTCTATAACTACTAATTCCACTAAAACCACGAACAACACCAGTAAAAGTGTTTGTTGTTAATCCTGTATAAGTGAATATTTCATTATCAATCTTAAAAAGACCATATTGGTCAGGGAATCCCTTGGTAGAATAAACTTGAACACTATCCGTGGTTGAAGAAATACCTGAATATAGTGTAGTTTTTCCAGTTATGACCTCTGGAGTTAAATTATCTAACTTTATATACTGATCTAAGTTATCTGCAAGATCAGTTGCACCAGATTGATGCTCTTGAGAGATGTAATACTGTTTTAAGAAGTCAAGCGTCTTTGGACTCTCTGCCCGAATGAAGTCAGGGAGTTGATTCGCTAGTATTTGCTGAACCTGTACTCGTTTCTCAAAACCAGTTTGTATCATTTCTTAGTATCCGCCTCCAGACGATGGTGTGCCTGAGCTAGTGCTTGTTGTAGTTGATGATGTAGTAGTTGTGGTTGATACTGAAGCAACTGCCATTGATGTATCACCTCTTTTCAGACTTCCATTCAAATAACTTGATGTTGTCTTATATCCGACACCAGATATCTGCTCTCCAGATGAAATTGTATCCTTAATCATATTTATTGTGCTATCTGCAACAGAAAAACTTAAATATAAGTCTTTCAATCCAATTACATCATTTGAATCAGGGCATGCTTGGATCTCAATAATATCATTTGATGCAACAGTTGATGTTATATTTAAAGTATTAACCATTATTTCACCTTTTTCATAATCTATTGATCCTGCAGACTTAACTACGACAATAAATTCATCAGATGTTGTTGATTCCTTAACAACTGATAATGTTCCCATATTACCAGTAGCATCTGGAACATCTGTAAAGTATAATGTGCCTGATTGATTAGCTAAAGTAAATCCTGTGCTCTTAATATTGAATCCACCTGAGTTTTTCTTAAATTTATTACCATAACATATCTCATATTGTGCAGATTGATTAATCAAAGCCTTCAAATTACGTCTAATTATAACTCTAGTTATATTTGATGTAATTGATATGTCTGAACTATCAATAATTTGAGCCAATTTACTATATTTAAATCGACCACCAAACTTATTGATGTTTGAAGATGAGTATGTTGATAAAATGCCCATCACTTTACTCTTTACATCGTTTACGTCACTTACTTGCGAACTATTAAAGTATACCGCACTATCAATTTCAACATATAATACTTTAAGATCGACTATTTTTTGATTTATTCCAGATAATGAGTAATTTTTTAGTTTTGATAAGATATTTTGTTTATCAAAGTCAGAGACATAATCACCATTCTTAGGTTTTATACTAATTACCACTTGTCCAAACTCAGGTGGATCAAGTTCCTCGCCCCCTACAACCGCCACAGACTCCGTGTTAGGGTAAACTGACTGTATTATTGCTTCATAGTCTCTAGCGGTCACTGCACGGTACTGAGAGGAGTAAATACGAGGTGCAAAGTACTTTATTGAGTCAACACTTTCAATATCTCCACCATTTTGTGCAGAAATATTAGTGTTTATGACTATATCGCTTGTAGGAACTATAGCATTTCCTAAATCATCGACAACTCTACCTGCGTAAGAGAAACTTGATGGACCATTTCCATCTTTTCCATCAGTTATAATATATGTTGCTGTAATTTTATCACCATTTTCTAGTTTTTTGCCAAAATATCCGTCTCCAAACAATAGTTCATACCTCTCATCCTTGATTTCTTGAATTAAATAGGTTTCTGATGTAGAATCTATATTTAAAATGTTAGATGCAAGTGAATATTCTCTTCCAACTCCTGAATCATTAAGGTCTGCGACTTTTACAACGATTGTTGAGCTGTCTATAAATGAATTATCAAGTAAAAAACGCTGATCTAACGATCCATCAACCACAAATTGCTTTCTTAGAAAGGTTCCTTGGAAAATATCAATATTATTAAAGGTTGCAACACCATTTACGATGGTTGTAGTGATATCGTTAGGTATTGAGAAGAGATAATTTGTATTTTCAACTGTTCCCACACACACTAGACCCGCTGTAAGAGTCGCTGTAGGAGCAGTAGATGTAGTATTATAGGTAAAACTGACCTGTGCCTTAGCAGCAGACCTTGAACGTGGTACATATCCTATATTTCTTGCTAAAGAGACAACATTTTCACGAATTGTTGCTGAATCTAAGAAAGATTCGTTTACAACCATGTTAGAATTAAAGGCAGTAATGTAAGTATTGTACGCTAAAGTATCAATTAAAACCGAAAAATTAGAACCTTCAAAGTCAAAGTCCTTAAAATCGGAATTTGCACGAAGATAACTCTTTATCTGTGTTTTTATCTGATCAAAATCAAGATTTGTAAACTTAGTGAAAGGCATATTATCGAGTTGCTTCTAGGATGAACGTAAATTGTTGTGATGGTAAACTTTGCCCAATAATATCAAAGAATATCGTTACGTCAAAATTGTTCCTATCGGGTCTAGGATCGACTTGAACTTGCACATTATTCACTCTAGGTTCATAATTATTAATTACAGTAATAATTTCATCTTCAATGGAGTCAGCAGTCGCTACATCCATAAAATCAAAAAGGAGTCCACGGACTCCAGACCCTATTAAAGGGTTAAAAAACTTTTCACCAGGTATTGTTTGTACTAAATTACGAACAGAACGAACTATCGCCCTCTCGTTTCTAAGAACAGGTAGATCTTTAGTAACTGGATGGGGGTCAAAAGACAAACTTATGTCTTTAAATGACCTTGAAACCCTTTGCCCGTACATTTAATAATAGTTTACTCACTTTATTTATGTGAGTTGTGTAACACTTATCCCAGATCTGGTGTAATATCAATTTGTGCGAGGTCTACAATCCCTGTTATCGCAGTATTTCCCACTCCAACATCATTAAATGCTCTTTCTTTCGCTGTTTTCCAAAAATAATTCTCTTCATTACCTAATCCATCACGATCATGACCGTTTTCAACCTGATAATACACTGTTGAAACCTTAAAATCAGGCATTTTGGGTGTCTCAGGAGTAATACTGTTGTCATAAATCCTCATTCTGTTGTTAGGATAGAGACAAAACTGTCCATTATCAAGTTCAATTAGGTTATGAGACTTATGTTCAGCAGGTTGTTCACTCGTAGAGTAGTCGATTGCGTCAACATCTTGGTGATAATTATCTAAAGTGCAGATATAAGTTCCCGTTTGAGTTCCAAAGTCCCTTGTATATACCTCATAATGCATCGAACCGATGAATTGTTTCTGTACTGCGACCACTCCATAGTCCATACAGTTCCAAAACTGCAGATTATGCAGTGTCATATCTGGATCTG